CGGTAGACCGGCGACCGAGGTGGAGATGATTCGTACGCAGGCCCACACGGTTGAGAGACGCATGGCCTTATCGACGGTGACGGCTTTACCGCTGCTTGATTGCACCCCCGAGAAGCTGCTCCAGAAACCGCCATCCGAAAGGCGAATCTTCTTGCCAACCCAATCCCCCATACTCGCGCTGGGCTTTACCGCGGCAGCGCCCAGCGCTTGCGACAGTGTCTTAACCATCGGTGAGACCTCGGCGGATAAAGGCGGCGATGCAGAAAAAGCTGACAGCGCCCGTCAGCAGCGCCCAGCCTGTGCCGGCTAGCATCCAGACGCCTGCACAGGCTAGGCAGAAGGCAACCAGGGCACTGGCGATGAAGTAGTGGAATGCGCTCATGCGATCAATGGATCCCGAATGCCAGCCATGAAGTTGTCCATGCCACCTTGGCCCGCAGGATTCAGGGCCATCAGTGTCACGGCGTTGAACAGCGCCATCAGCGGGTCAATCTTCGCTGAGCCGCTTGCTTGCTTTGTAATCAGAATCGAGTTGCCGCGGGGCTCGACCTTCGCATTACCGCAGCACCAAGCCATCATCGGCTGACCACCGTGCAGCAAGGTGCCTTCGGCCAGCTTTCGCTCCGCCGTTTTGATTGCACCGCCAAGCCGCCAACCTTGCGAGATACCGTCAATCTTCTCGCGCGGGATGCCGGCAAATTCGAGTGCATCCAGGATCGCACCCACCCCCGCTGGATCAAGGCCCACCTTATCCAGCAGCCCGGAGACCTCAACCTGTGAAACAAGCTCGGCAACTTCATCAATGTCGTTGCCGATCCTCTCAACCAGCCGAAGGTGGCCGTCATTGGCGAAGTCTCGGATACGAGGTGCCTCGGCCTTGCGGCGCTCCAGCACTGAGGGGTGGGCCCATGCGCGGGTCCATACCAGCCAGCGGCGAGTTTCACGCTCTCGCCCCACCGCGGCGAACCCCAGCAGGTCGTCAAGCCCGCCCCCGTCGACGCCTATGTCGATGACCTCGCAGCGCGTTATCAGATCCTCAAGCGTTTTGCAGAGGTCCGAACTTTGCTGCTCCCAGAAGTCCGCACCTGCCCAGCGGTCAGACAGAAGCGCCAGGCCGATTTCGACGTTGAGGTGCTTGGCCAGGAAGCCTCGGAACGACTCCTCGCCGTCCATCTGCGCTTGGGCGTAACCACGCTCAATGAACGGTTCATCAACCGACAGTCCAAGGTTTGGGTTGGTGATGTATGCATTGCCGACCTCGCGATGCGCTCCAGCATCGAGCATCGCCTTAGGAAACTCGTACAGCACCGGCAGGAACGATTTATCGACGATCTCGCCGTCTCGCACCTTGCGTGCGTACATGAGCTTCTGGCGAAACACGCCGGCCGGCGGTGCATCGGACTGGGTGGTAGCCCAGATGATGAAACCTTCAGGACGAGATGCCAGACCACCAGTGGCTTCGCGAAGCATGGCTTCGGCATTGGCTCGCTTGCCGAACACCCAGAGTTCGTCGATGAATACGCCAATGGCCTTCTTGCCCGACACCGTCTCACTATCCGCTGCCACCACTTTGAGTGTTGCATTGGTCTGATGGTGCGTAACGGTGCGCAGGTGATCTTGGACCTTAAGCAGCGCCGACAGCTCCTCATCCGCCCGAACCATGTCGCGGATCGGGATGTAGGAGTTGTCAGCGATTTCCTTGGTGGGCGCCAGGATGATGAATTCACCTGACGGTCGCCAGTTGAGGATCAATGCAGTCAGCATGATCCCCGCAGCGATTGTCGACTTGCCGTTTTTCTTGCTGATCAGAAGCATGAATTCGCTGACCAGGCGCCGGCCCTCATCTGGGTCGTAAGCACCGAAGATCGCCGCAACGAATTGGTTTACCCAGTCGCGCACAGTCTCGGACATCAACGGGCTGCCGGTGGCGTCGACCATCCGCAGAGCGCCGAACACCTCAAGTGCCTCCTCAGCTTCCGAGGGGAATAGCGGCTCGAAGGGGATCAGGCTCTGCCGGGCAACAATTCGCTTCTCCCAATCGGGGCATGCAGTTGTCCACTGCATCATTTCACCGACCGAAGCGGGCCGCGCCGCGCCCCGAACTTGCCTGTTGCTGCTTCAGCGGCCTTGTCCTTTGCCTGCTCTTTCTTGCCGCTCTCACCTCTGCGAGGATGAACAAAAGGCATTAGCGCCTTGGCGGCGTCGACGCGCAATTTGGCGTCAGTGCCCAGGTCGTTCATGACCGCAAGCAGGAAGTCTTTCGGGTCTTTGTGCGAGAGCGCAGCTGAGAGATCGAAACCCGCAGGCTGCCACTCCCCCTCCACGCTTCCCGTGTCATTCTCGCCCTCTGGCTTGTCCACCGGAGCGGTGGTAGCCGAGGGCTTTTTGTTAACGCCCGCTTTAACATTTTCTTTAACATCTGACGCTATCAGCCCAAGCGCTTGTAGCTTCTGCAACTCGGCCACTACATCGGGATCCTTCGCGAGCCTGGATCCGGCTGCAGACGCCGTCTTCTCTGAGTAACCGGCGGCGATCGCTGCGTCTTTTTTGGACGCACCTTCCCTCAGCGCAGCGACGAAGGCACGCTTTCGGGATGTTAAAGCCATTTAACAAAAATCCTATGGGGGAAAAAAATCTGTACGTGGGATCGGAGGCGGTCTAGCTAGCTGAGAAATCTTAGCTTTTAACCCCCCTACCCCTTTTGCGGCACGTCACTGGCATGCCTCTTTGTAGCTCCACCGGGTTTCGACGATCCGCAGTCGCCTCAGCTACCCAGCCCCGCAGCCTCCTCGGCCTGCTTGACGGAGTCGTGGCAAGGTTTGCAGAGGCTCTGCCAGTTGGTCTGATCCCAGAAAAGAACCATGTCTCCACGGTGAGCAACGATGTGGTCGACGACTCTGGCCGCAGTTGTGCGGCCGTTCCGCTCGCAGTAGATGCACAGCGGGTTGTCACGCAGGTACTGCTCTCGCGCCTTCTGCCACCGGTAGTCATAGCCACGTTGGGAGCTGGTCATGCCGCTCCGCCAGCTGCCAGGTGTGACCACCTTGACCCGTGACCCTGTGCTCTCCTTGATGCGCGATCCGAGCGTCTTGAGCCTGGCCATCAGCGCACCTCGATCACGGTGACGCGCTCTATCCAGCGCATCACTCGCCCAAGGTGAGGATCGCGACCAGTCACATGGGACATGAGCAGGACGCCGGCCAGGTAGTACTTCAGCCACCGGCGATGCCGGCAGACGATCGTTGCTGTCACGTGGGGCATTCGCTCACCTCGCGCCACGAAATGGCGCATGTCGATTTCGTGGTGCGGTGCACTTATGCTATGCGCGAAGGAATTACTTCACAGGGATCGGGATGACCAAACTAACCAAAATTCGTATTGCTCTCACGCTTGGTGCGCTCGCCGGAATCGCTCCAGTGACTTTAATCTTCCTCTGGGGACTACTCTTTTTGGTCATAGCCATCGTCTATATGGATAGGCTCGCCTTGCCAGTGACGATAATCGCCATTTCTGTGCCGAGCCTATGGGGGTGCTGGAAAGCCTATGCAGCAGCGATGGCGAGCAAACCCAAGCATCCACGTGACTGGCGGGTTATCGCCTCTGTGATTTTGGCAACTGTCTGGGCTTTCCCATGCAGCGCGGCAATGAACTGGGATCTTACGATCCTGTTCACATTCCTCATGCCTGGCTTGACCGCCGCGATCATGCTCGGTGTCACCGAGTACCGCGCTCGCAGGGTTGATCAGAACGGTGAGCTTATGGCGATACCCGATTGAGGGCCTCATCAGCCTTGTCTGCCGCCTTGGTTGCAGTGGTCGCCGCCCTGGTCGCTTTCTCGGCTGCCGTGCTGGTCTTGCGGGTCAGCTCATCCAGGCGATGGTCACGCTGCTTGGTAGCCTCGTCGTATGCCTGGCGGATCTGTGCGACCTGTTCGAGGTATGACGCTGCGAGCGACCACTGACTGAGCTGGAAGCCGAGAAAGCCGCCACCCACAATCAGCAGCAGGGCAAGCAACCAGACCTCGGCGCGGCGCCACCAACGGCGGGCGATGTACTCCAACACGCATCTGTCCATCACGAGACACCTCCAAGCTGCAAGCGGAGCCGCGCAATCTCGGCGCTCTGGGTGGTCACCTTCTCGGTGAGGTTGGCGACCTGAGTCGTCAGCGATTCGATCTTTCCTTCCATCCGGCCAACTGCGGCGGCGAGCTCATTGCGCTCCTTGGCGAACTGGTCCGCACGGGCCTCGGCAAGCTTGCGGGCCTCGCGCTCTGAGTCGAGCAACTCATTAAGGCGGCGCACGGTGCCGATGTCGGCGCTATCCATCGCCCGATCAGCAGCGTCTTTGGAAAGGAAGCGTCGCACCCAGAGGAGCGCGCCAGTGACAACAATGCCGCTACCGCCCAGCCAGGTGGCTGTGCCTGGGCCGAGATCGGTCGGGTCCATCGATGGTCTCCAGAAACAAAAAACCCGGCGCGAAGGCCGGGCTTGAGATGTTTTCGCCAAAGGCGAAATTGTGACGATGGCGAAATAGTGCCAGAACACTCCTCAAATCGTCAAGCGGCTAATTCATCATCCTCATCCCATTCGCGAATGCGTTCGATCGCCACGGTCACCGGCTTCAGCGCCTGCCGGTCTAGCTTGTCGATTTGAGCACCAAGCCGGTCCCAGATCTCCTGCCAATCACGAGCCCAGTTCTGGGGATTCATCTTCTCTCCAGTCCGCTCCTCAACGAACAGACAGACCGCCCCAGGCCCCATTGCTTCACGCCCCGCCACTAGCAGCTTGTGCGACTGGAGGGCGGCCATTGCCATCCAGTAGGCTCGTTGCTTCTTACGGTCGGTTAGCGAATCCAGTCCGCTGCCCAGCCATACCAAGCCATGAGCGATGCTTAGGTCGTTGCCAGTGGCGATCGGGGAGTACAGGAAACTGCCGAAATGACGGATGCTTTTCGGCAGCTTGTCGATGGCGAGAAGTATCAAGCCAGCAGTGAGCATGTGGATGCATCTTGCCTCCGTCAGCCGCTTTCCAGAGCGGGTCTCTTGAACATCATCAGTCCGAACCTTGTACACTTTCGCCACTTCCTTGCCTTCATGGTTCTCCAGCATGACCATGATCTTGTTCTCTCCCGAACCGAACTTCCGGCCGATCACTGCGGCCTCAGCGGCAACTGCCAGTGCCGAAGGCCGGTCTTCATGGATTGCATCGTGCCAAGCCTGGCGTGCACAAATTACCTTCATGTCGTTCCCCTCAATCCCCGGTGTAGTTGGTGCCGCCGGCGCCGCGGCGGTTGTTCGATCGATACTGCGCATCTGGGCCATCAGTGCGCGGTGGCCGCTGGCGATCAACCTGCAGCTCCAGCTCGCGCACTCGCAGACCCAGCTGCGTTACAAGTTCCTCCAGCGGCAGCGGATGGCCTGTTGCTGCAGACACCCATCCCGACGCATTGCACTGGCCGCAGGGCAGCTCATAGAAGACGCCCTTGATGATCGCTTTTCCTCGGCAGTCGTAGCACTGCGTCAGGACGATCCTTTCCTTCTTGAGCGCTGGGCCGTGCTTCTTCATCAGCCGATCACCTTGAAGCCTTGGGCGCGCAACGACTTTTCGGCCACCTCGTGCGCCCACTGCCCATCAGGGTCACCGATGATCAGCTCGAAAGGGTTTTTGATGCACAGGGACGTGCGAGAGGCCTCCCAACCCTTCTGGAACGACTCCCAATCAGCCTGGGCCATCGGGTCTATGTAGTTATTGCCCTTTGGTGGCTCGCGGCGATGATCGCGGGCGTTGGTGCGCTCGAACTCGGCGCGGATCTTGTCGCCATTACTCATTTCGAATCCTCGCTTTTTACGGATTCCGAATTTGCCCCGCAGGCCGCGCCGCCATTGGCCTCGGGAGCAATATGCGAAATTGCGATTCCTGCCTCTGTCGAGCGGTGAATAGCAGCGAAACCCTTGCTATCAAGCCAGGCATGCCACTTCTCCAGGGCTTCGCGCTTCAGCCGCTCGGCAGAGGTGTGGATATAGGTCTGCACGTTTCGGGTCAGGGTATGGTTCACCAGCATCTCGCCGATCAGGTAGTCCACCCCGAGATCCGTCCAGCCAGTACGGGCCACCTTGCGCAGGTCATGGCTGGTCCAGTCGCCCTGCCCCAAGCGGGTGAACACCGCGCAGGCCTGGCTCTCCGTTATTGGCCGCCCATTCTTCGCTGGAAAGATGAATGCACCTTGGTAGCCCCTGCTCTGCTGCCAAGCCCGGTACCGCTCCAGCAGCGCCAGTGCCTGGCGGGTCAGTGGCAGGCGGTGCTCGCAGCGTGTCTTGGTGTTCTCGGCCGGAAAGAACCACTCGGCCTGAGCGCCTTGGGTCAAGTGAGCCCAGCGCGCTTGCCGGGTTTCGCCAACTCGCGTGCCGTGGCACAGC